CTTGAGCAGAAGTGGGCTCAGCAGTGGGGATTATCCATGGACGATCCGGCGCTCGACGATGTAATCCAGATCGAGTTACAGAGTGGCAACTACGAAAAGTTTAGGATTTAATTGATGGGATTACTATCCACACCAGAGAAGATATACGACGGCGCGACATCGCTTGTGGACCTGATCCGCAAGCAGTTCGGTGACGACATAGACGGGGCCGCCAAGGAGCTTGAGAGGGTTGGTGGCTTCCCTGAGTCTGTGGCCTTTCGCATAGCCAGTGGTCAGCTGCCTATGGACCCTGCGAGCGTCGAGGCTAGGCGCATAGCTCAGGGCTATGGCGACGAGCTGTACCACGGCAGTACCCACGACATCAAAGAGTTCAACGGTCAGGGCAGCCCCAGTAACGACTGGGGGCAGGGCACGTACCTGACTGACAGCACCTACGACGCCAGCACAAACTACGCAGGCGAAGGCCCAGACTTAACTAGCCGCCTGCATAGACGCGCAGAAGAAATGTGGCTTGATGCACATGACTTTAATAATGCCCCAGACGGCAAAGTTATTGGCGGGAAAAAGTTCACTGAGGATGAGTGGCGCTCCCTAGATTACGAGGGAAAGCAAAGGTATCTGCGTGACGACGCAAGAAAAGAATTAAAAGGGCCGCACAATGGCGTGATCTACCCCGTGCGCGTGAAGCAAGACGGCCTGCTAAGCGTACACGATCAAGTTGAATTGCCCGATTATTACCAGCAGGCGCTGGATGACTTGGATTACGACTACACTGCCAAAAACGGCACCCTCACCGAGGCTATGGAGCAGGAGATCGAGGAGCGGATGTACGAGCTGGAAGACCTCGATACGACGTGGACTAACAATCCGAACCCCAACCACAATATGTTTGCAGCAGGCCATGAAACGGGCTCAGACCTTAGCGGTGTAAACAGAATCGAAGAGGGCGATACGTGGGAGGCGGTCAAGCAGAGCGTCTCTGAAGGCGGGGTGGGCGGCGAGGACGACCTTGGGAGATACTATTCTCCGGGAGCTATTGCGGGCGAGACAATGAGGCGCGGTGGCGCAAGGGGAGTCGTTGACCCAACAACGCCAGACAGGCTACGAAATATGGAGGCTGGCGAGCACACGATCATGTTCCCCGGTAGTGAGAACCAGATCAGGTCTGTGAACGCCGCATTCGATCCCGAGTACACGGGCCCCAACATCATGGGCGGTGCCGCCGGCACTGCTGGCCTCGCTGGCCTGCTGGCCGCTGGGCAGTCAGAGGAGTCCGAGGCTGGTGTTCTGGGGAAAGTGCTCAACTCTGACGTGGCATATAACCAGCTGCGCAAGATGGTGGCAAGGAATAAGCAGAAGGGGATAAGCCCCGGCAACACTGTTAAGCAGTGGATGCACGACAAGAATAATACCAACTACGACCACATGGGCACGTACGCGAGGAAGGTGGACGGCGGTGGTGGTGGTGACTACTACCGGCAGGAGACGCAGTCTCTGGTAGACCAAGTTCTCAACGGCGTAGAGAGCCCCGACAAGGACCTCATGGCCGGTATAGAGGAGTGGTCCGGTATCCGCCAGTCTAGGGAGCTTGGATTCGTGCCCGAGTACAGGAAGGGTGCGGCCACGGTCCCGATGCTTGGGGCTACGGCTGCAGGCTCTGCTGGGTTGCTGGCAGCGCCAGCTCTTATGAAGGATGGGATTTTCCAGCACACGGCGTCCGAGACGCCGATCGTGGAGAGGAAGGAGCCGGTCCGCAACCAGTCAGGATTGCTGGAGTCTTTCACCGACTTTGGTGATGAGGTGTTCAAGAGTGTGCGCCACGCGGCTGGTCCGGTGGCCGATGTGCTCATGCCCTACGAGGGCATAAACAACTACCTCAAGACCGTGAACGACTACGACAAGCAGCCGACATGGTGGGATAGGTTAGGCATACTGGACTTCTAGGCGCCCATAGGGTTCTCGTCGAGGACCTTCTCGGGGTCTCCACCGAGGCGCCTGACCTCGTCCTTCAGCACCTGAATCTGCCAGTGGTATCCGGCGTTCTTAGCTATTGAGAACGACAGCGCGAGGTGCACGTCACCGTCTGCATTATCAATATAGGGCTGCGAGTCTATAACCATGATTACTTCCTCTGATGTTGCGTTGATGGTTGTCCTGCTGGGCAATGCGAACAATCACGTCGGCATAACCAATCAGGACCTGATGGGTGATGTTGTTGAGCCAGAGACCTACGAGGAGGTCGTGGAGGCTCCTGAGCCTGACGACCCCTGCAAGGGGATCACGGGCTACAGCCCCGCCTGCGTCACCGTGGCGCCCGTGCAGTACATCAGCCACCCAGCCAACAGGAACGTGGCCTACTCTGGCAACGACTACGGAACTGGGCGCTCAGGCGGCAACACGCGATTCGTGACGATACCCGCTGCGGGAGTTCTGGTGCATGGGATGACCATGTCCAGCGAGCAGACCTACGGGAATGTTTCGTTCGGCCCGTCTGGAAGCATAGGCGGGGTCGGTCTTAGGATGTGGGTTTCATCGTCCCCGGACGGGGCACAGGTGAGCGGCTGCTCATATATCGGCTACGTTGAGGCAGTCTTTAACGTGAGCACTGACGGCTCATCTGCCTGCAACCTGTCGCCGGGAGGGTCGTACTACCTGAACCAAGCGGTCTGCGCGTCAACGCAGTCAGATACCCAGTGCAGGGACGCTGGTGCCACCACGCCAAGCAATGGCGCTAGGCTGGTAATGGCGGTCAATTATTACTGAATTCCCACGGCTGTTCCCACGTGGTCTATTAAAAGGAGGGTACTCTCTGGTTCACATCCTTGTGATACCGCTTAGTTGTTTGGCTCCGTCTGCTGGGCTCTAACCAGCGACCCGCTGATTAACAGCAAACTGTCCCTGAGCACGACAACGAGCAATAACGCCAGATTTCCCCTACAAGTGTTACCACGCTTCGCATAATCTTCCTAGATTCCATGCGGTTTCTGCGTGGGTGTTCCTACGTTAGCAGGTAGCTTTCTCTTTTCGCTCATCCGTGAGGTCCTCTTTAAGTAGATCGTGAGTGGTACGGGGTTTTCCGTCCCCGCCCAAAACGTAGCGTATACGATTCGACCTCAAAAACGAAATCACCTTGCTAACCTGCTTGAAGCCGCTTAGGGCGGCAAGCTCCTCATATTGAACAACTGACATTACAATCCCTCCCCGTAGCCTCTCAGCTTCTCTGACTTCTTGAGCTTCTCTAACGCGGCCTGCTCTATCTGATGCACGCGCTGCTTTGTTATGCTCATGCCATCTGCTATTTCCTGCAGAGTCCGCTCCTTGATGCCTCCTATGCCGAAACGCAGCCTGATGACCATCGCCTCGTTGTCGGTCAGCTTAGGCTCAGGCGCCACCGCAGACACAGGAGAGCTCCAGTATGCTGTACACGAGCACCGACGATATGATGATGCTCAGGGCGTATATCCCGTATGTATTGGTGCGCCTAAATAGCCGCTTTGGTTGTTGCTTGCCCATTACTCCTCCATAAAAAATATGCTGAACCCATCGTCGTATCCGCAGATGCGGTTGATGATGTGTCCCGTGTTGTTGACGTACTGATCTGACCCGCCGTAGCTCTTGCAGTTGTGCCCACGGCTGGCCTTTGAGCTCCAAGGCTGGCCGGGAGTCACTATCCTGATGCCTCCCTTGTACTCGTAGGCATAAGGTGGGTCGGTGCCCTCGTAGAGAGCACACTCGTCGTTGATGCAGACTTGATACTGCCCCGGAACGCCGCCCTCAGAGAGGACGACGATCAGGGCAATCTCTGCAGGGGTCAGAACGGCAGGTCCTCTTTAGGGTCTACCAAAGGCGCCGCCTGCGGCTCCGCTACCCGATCAGGGTCCGGCTTCCACATATCCACGCTGGCGTATCCCTTGCCTGCCTTGGACAGCTTCATGTCGATGTTGACCCACTCCTCGCCGGGGTTGGCCGCCTTGAACTCACGCATGAACTCCGCGAACTGTGGCAGGTTGATTGAGCCCTTGCCGAGCACGAAGTCTGGAGCGTTTGGGTGCTTCTCTTTCGGGTAGAAGCCCTTAACCAGCATTGATTCTTGATTTTCCATATTCACTTCCTTGTTGATGTGATGAATGATTGTTGGTCAGCGTTAAGCCGACCCCATACCGCTGTGCGCTCGAAGCTGGATAGCTCGGCGATGGTCTCTCTCAGCAGTTCCTCATCCTGCTGCTCCGTTGCTTCTGAAATACACTCCGCGACTGAGTCGATGAAGTCGTTAGCTTGCTTGACGAGGGCTCGGTGCTGATTCTTGAACTCAGTCTTTTTGCCCTTCGGAATGGCGTCGTCGTTGAACAGGTCAACCTGCTGCCGCTCCGTGAGGGTTCCCAAGAACTCTAGGAAGCCCATCGAATCCTGTGCGCTTATATATTCCTGCGCCTTCTCGTAATTGCTTGCCTCGGTGATATTGACCTTGTCACCGTGGTACAGATCAATTCCCACGCCGAACATTGCGATGTTCTTCGTCAGGCAGCGTTGCGCTGCCGTGTTGTAGTCGAAGCTGTTCGGGCTGCTTAGTGGTTTGTTCCTATGGTCTAAGATAGGGAGCTGCATGGAATGAACAGTATCCCCGACCCTCACGCTAGTACGGACCAGCATCGTGCCGTCAGGCAGAGTGATGGGCTCGTCGTAGCTGTAGGTTGCGTCTTCGTACAAAGTCATCAGCAGATGCCATGCGACGCTCCACTTGAGATATTTGAGGCCGCCATGCTTAACCTCGACCCCGTGTGAGTAGTCCAGCCTACTCAGCTCTAAGTAACGATTTGATTTTTCCATCTATCCTCCTTGCACTTCTTCCATGATTAATTTATCGAGATACCAACGCGCTTTTCTCAAGTCACTTACCGGCTGACCCTTGAAGCGGTGCCGGTGGATGTACTTGTGCAGATTGCCGAGCAGGTAGTCTTTGACGCCGACGCCTAATTGCTGCGCTATGTAGTCAATGGCCTCCACCTCTCCGACCCTGTAGTGCTGCGGCTTATTGACCGCGTCCCAATCGAACTCACCCTCTGGCGCATTCGGCAGCGGCTTGACCAGCGTGCACTCGGCGTCCTTTGGGTCAAAGTTGCGGTTGTCGTGGTAGCGGTCCGCCTTTACGCGGTCCCACTCCATTGGTGTTGCGTCACTAAGTCGCCCTGATGGCGATACGTCACTAATGGACATCAGACATCTTCTCCTCTGCTTGATTGATGACGATGTAAGCCTCGTCACACAGCTTGCCCCACACCTCGATGTACCTCTCGCAGCTAATGCCGTACTCGTCGCACATGTCTCTCAGTCGGGCGATGGGCAGCTCCTCGACCTCGCCTGCCATCTCGACAATCGACCACAGCTCGCTGAGACGCTGATCGCTACGCCAGTCCATTACAGCCGCCTCACTTTTGATCCGAGGTTCATGTACTCAACGTGTGGCGTTCCGTCTGCAACAACACCGCAGGCCACGATGGGCTTCTTGGCGAAGTGCTTGCCGTAGGCAAACGCAAGGTGCTCGTGGTTCACACCGCAGCCGACAGCCATGCCCCACACCAGCTCCTGATCGGTAGCCGTTGCAGAGATGCCAGCGTTGCTGTGGTTGTGTCCCGACACCGTGCAGCGCATCCGGGTCTCGGCGTCCTTGCGGAAGCCGTTGATGCCGCCAGCGGTCTCGCCGTGGTGGTACAGGACTCCATCGATCTCGACCTGATCCACTACCTGCCAGCCCGGAGGCATACCGAACAGCTCCTCGATGGGACGCATGTAGATAGACGGCTCCATGCCCAGCTTGCGAAGCTGCCGCGCCGGGATGCGATCGTGGTTGCCCATGATCAGGGTCAGCTCAGGGAACGCCTCGTACCAGTCCTGCGCGCGCTCGAAGGCCGACTCGTACTCGCCCATGACGTTATGCAGCGTTGGCTCGGAGTCGTGAAACGACAGCGAGTGGTTATCAAAAAAGTCGCCTACGTGAATCACCTCGTTTACGCCGTACCTGTCGAAGGTGTCGGCGCAGAAGTCGAGGTATCCGTCCAGCTCATAGGGCAGGTGAGTGTCGCCAATGATGCCCACGACACGACCCGATCCGATGGACTTCTCCCTGCGCTCGGTAATGCGACCCTTGGCAGCTCGGCTCTCGACCTGCTCAAGCCGCTCACGCAGACTCTTGGGATCGATGCCCAGCTCTCTCGCTGCTGCCGCCTTACTCAGCCCCTCGATGTATACAAGGGTCACGGCCTCCTCCTGCTTCAGCGTGTTGCAGTGCTGCAGGAGATCATCCGCCGATCTTGAGTGGCCCCTCGTCGTACCTTCTGACCTTGATGGCTTCACTGCTGCCCTCCTTGGCTTGTTGCTCTCTGAGGCTGTCGATGCGCTTCCGCTCGGCAAGGTAGAACTTGCTGATTGCCTGCCAGTTGGCTCTTGCCCACTTGGCTCGGTGCTTGCACTCCGACCTCTGAATATATTTTTCAAGTTCAAGCTGACCTCCTATCTGCTCGGTAAATAACTTTGTGTGTTCAATCGGATTGGCCTCCATTAGCCCGTGACATACCGAACAGAGCGAGAGGGCATGGTCATACCTGACTGCCCAGTTGCCCCGCCCGATAAAGTGCGAGCACTGAATGCCCTGCCTGTTGCGGTCCGTGTAGTCCTTCTGGCATCGGACACATTTCCAATTAGCGGCTGCTCTTGTGCAGTAGCTAAAGTGGGCGTCTGCCTGATTCCTAGAGATGGACTTGCGAAAGCTCAATGCAGGTCCTTCTTATCTGGCACCAGCGACAGCTGTGGCTTGGCTGGCGCCACCTGAATGGTGGCGGGCCACATCACCTGAACGGGTGAGCCCCGGAGGGCGTCAACCTCCTCGTAGGCCTCTGCCTCGCTGTGGCCGAAGGCGATATACATCCCCGTAAGCAGCGGGCCGTCATAAACCACTAGCGGCTGCCCACCCTCGTCGTAAATGATTCCCCTTACCGCCTCGGTGAATGCCTCCTCCAGCATCTCGATCGTCGTATCTTCTTCGTCGTCCATGATTAGTCCTCAATCCTTGCTGGCCTGCTCAAGTGGCCGCCTTCCCCTAACGGGATCGCGTTGTCTGCGTAAAGGAACATGCCGTCGGAGGCGCCCTTCAGCGCCCACGGCGTGTAGTCCCACCCATATTTAGATGCCCACCTCATCGTGCGCGGCAGCACCCGATAGGTAGGCAGGACCTCGATCAGATTCCCTTCTGACAGATACCTGTTAGTCAGGACCTTGATCTCGTCCCTGAGATCGTATTTGTCGATCACTGCTTACCTCCTAATGCCAGCGCTGTTTTGACGTGGTCCATCACGATCGGCTGCAGATGAGACGGCACCACAGAATCGAAAAAGGAGCGTTGCCGCTCCTTATCGTCCATAGCTAATAACGCCGCCGCGTAGTCTCGTGGCGTGCGCTCTGAGTCAAACCACAG